AATGTTTCTAAATATCCAGGGCAAGATAGTAAATTAAATACCCTTGAATCTGGTTGTCTAATTTCTTGATTACTTCCAATTAGAGCGTTTAACGCTGTTAGTACTACTTCACGTTGAGCTTTACGTCCAAAACTTCCTGAACCATCTAGTTGGTTAGCTGCCTCACTTACCCAACGATCAGGGAAATATCCAGACATTAATTCGTTTCCTGACCTGTGATTTAGATCATTAGTATCAATATAATTTCTTACATACTTTTTAACATTAAATCCGCTGCGACGTAAATTCCATAAAAGGATACCTTTTGGGTATAACGCAGGATCTGGAGCATCTGGATCTAAGTAGTTACTAGTTAATAGAGACTGGATAGATGCAGGTGTTGAGTCTGCCCCATCTGAGCTCCAACGTGCATCATGAAACACTACACCATTCTCTGTTGTTTGATCTGCATTATTAATAGTTTCCCATTTTTTAGTAGCATAATTATATCTATTAATCATTGGAAAGTTTTCTAAATCGCTTGTATCAATCCACAAATCACCATTTGCTAAGGCGGATCCGTCACTTTGAGATTTTGGTTCTGTTGCACTTACAATAGGGCCGTTAGGATCGAGAGCAGGGCCATTTAATGCAGGTATGCCGCCGTTGTGGTATCCCTTCCATGTTGTACCATCATGAATCATAATGTCTATTTCGTCAATCATTGAATTGTACCATAGACGACCATCTGCGGGATCTGTTACCGGTGCTGTTGCACTTGCTACTGCAAAGCCAACTGTATTACCTAAATCATCAACAACTGTTGGTGACCAATTACTAGCTACATAAGAACCTGATACACCACTAGGTGCTGGATAGATATTTGCCGGAGATCCAGCAAAAAGAGCTGCCAATGGAGAATTAGTGCCGTCGACAAATCTTATTTCTCCGCCAGCATTATGACTTAATGTAATTGTCTTATTGCTATTTAATGTAGCACTAACTTTTGAATTAGATAGAGCTGCTGTCAAAGCTGATGCTAGTGTTGAAGCATCTGATTGATTACCAGCCGCTGTAAATGTTATTGTTGTAGGAGCATTTGGATTAGCTGAGCCTACTACACTTTCTGCTAATGTAAACGTATTTGTACCTGCTGTAAGTGTACTGCTACCAATTGGCACAGTTGTAACCTTTGTTGGTCCAACATTTGCGCGATAATATGCTTTAAATGATGCTTCTGTAGGTGTGCCTTCATCGTCATTATATTTTACGTAAACTGCGCCTGCCGCAAGGTTAATGCCACCACCGGTTGTATCTAATGTTGCCAATGCAGATTCTGGGGTGGAAAATAATTGTGTACTTTGAGTAACCCAGCTACTTGTAGCGGCATTGTATTTTTTAATAAACCAATGTGCGCCCTGATTTACTGTTGTAGTTTTAATCCATATACTACCTGAAGCATTACCATTTTGTGATAATGGATGGTCTGTTGCTTTGAATAAAGGTATTTGAGTGTGTGGACTAATTTGCAACGCAGGTGCTAAAAACTCTCCTGCGGCTATACCTACTTTTACTAGTACAGAACCTGATGTGGTAATAGCTACACCAGTTGAATATAAATTTAAAACATCATTAACACTAGAAGCATGTATACCTAATCCAGTAACAGCGGTAGTTGCATTAATAGCAGTAACTAAAGCACTAAGGCTTGATACACCTGTCATTGTTACTGCATTACCATTAATAGATAATGTATCTGTAGCTTGAATACTGCTTGGTGATGCAATAGTTCCCATAGCTGTTGGCCAACTTGCTGCCCATGCTGTAGAACCAACTTCTACCCATGTTCCAGCCGCAGTGTTTGTTTGGAATTTTTTAAGGTATAGTTTGTTTAAATTTGTTGTTGCAACAATTGCATAATCACCCAATGCACCAAAACTTGATGCAGGGATCGATGTTAGATCATTAGGGTTACTTAACAGATTCTTATCAGTAATTACAGTTACAGCTTGAACACTAAATGTTTGGCCGCCGCTTTCTGCTGAATCTGCATCCCATTGAAAAACACCAAATACTGTATCAGCTGTATCTAACCAATATGTTCCGTCTGCAGGATCGCCTGCAGGAGCATCTGCACTAGGTAATAGTTGTGCTGTATCTAGATCAGCACGTACAACATAAGCACGATTGCTTACGCCTAAAAAACTATAGGCTGCTTGCAAACCATATTCATTTAACTCGCTAGCATTAACTGGATTATTACTAGCGTCGGTCTCGAAGTATGGGATGCCAAATGCAGTGCCTAAATCTAATTGACTTGTTAGCAAATACACTTTACCAGCATTTGCTTTTAAGGTACCTGGTGCTGTACCTGTACCAGCAGCATTTTGTTTATTTTCTTGTGATGCTACAATAATTAATGGTACTGTGCCTGGCGCAGCCGGTGTGTAAAAACTTTCGTCTACAACGGTAACACTTACACCTGGTGAATTAAGTTGAGCCATATTTTATCTCCACGAATACATGTCTTCTAGTATTTAGTGGATTTTGGCTTTTTACTACTGTTTAATAAAACAAAAAGGGCACGGAAAAGGGCGGTTATAAATATCTATATGCGTCCTTTGTGTAAAAACTGCAATCAAAAGCCCTGTGCTATTAACTATTATAAAGAAGGTAAACCTTATTATAGAAAGAAGTGCGATACTTGTTCTCGAGAAGCCCTTCCAAAAAAACCTAGATGGGCGCAGGCTGGTTACAATAAAAAATCACAATGTGATAAATGTGCTTTTAAAAGCAAGCATCAAGAACAGTTTAATGTATTTCATATTGATGGAAATTTAAACAATTGTAAATCATCTAATCTTAAAACAATATGTGCTAACTGCCAACGTATTATGCAGAAAGAGGGAGTTCGCTGGCGCCAAGGTGATTTAACACCAGATCTTTAATTTTAGAATATAATTCGTCTATACTGCTATCATTAGTTAAAACTAAATCAAAATCCGTGCCGACCCATGCTGTTTCACTAGCATGTATCCCTAATTTTTTAATTTTATCTGTGCTAATTGCCCAGTTCATATTTCCTTTGTCCCCACGGTTCATACTAACGGCGGCATCATACCATTCGGGTTCAGGCCCGCGAACTACACGGATAACAATGCCGCCTGCATCTTTAATTGATTTAATTTCGTTAGGGAAACGACAGTCTGAAATAACAATATCGTCTTTACTATTACGGAGTTTGTTTTCTAGGCTAGCAATCCATATATCGTCATGGAAGGCTTTGCGACATACTTCTGTGCCCCAGTATTGTAATACCCAGCGTGGAGTTAAATTAGGCATGTTCAAACGTTCTGCCCACCATGGATCTACTTGTTCACGCCATTCACGGGCTTGTTTTGTACGCCCTTCTAGTAATGTGCGGTCCCAACCAAACACTTGTGCTACAGCATCTTTTAAACTGTTAGCAAAACTTTCTCTTCTAAATCCGTGATAGTTAACAAGATAATCTGCAATAGTGTCCTTGCCGGACCCAATAAATCCACATATACCAATAATCATAGCGCCTCCAGGATATGACATAGTATATAATAAATTTAAAATTTTGCCAAAAAATATTTAACCAATTACAAATGTGTAGCCAGTTCCGCCTGCTACTAACGTTTCTAGTTCTTTGTCTAAAAGTTCTATTTCTTTATCGGCTTCTTGTTTTAAGGCAGCACCGTTCAATTGCATGCCGCCACCGGTAGGACCTGCTATTGTGCTAAATTTACTTCTGGCTTCGCCCAGTATTTTCTTAGTTATAGCTAAGGTGTAATCACGCAACCATTGTTTTGCGTAAGTATCTTGTAATAAAACCCAATCAGGTCTAAAATTATATGACTGGACTAATATTTGTTCGCCTTGGGCAAAAGGGCGTTGTAGAATTGTTAATAAATGGCTAGTAGGCTTCCACTTAAATTCAATATAACTACCAAACATTCGTCCTACTAGTTTTTGATATCCTGCAAATAAATCATAGGTTGCTAACCCGCCCATCATACTACCGCTCATTAAGTAAGTGTTTGTGTAGGCCAAATTGAATGGTTCGAACAATGTTCCCCCTGCACCCATACCTGTACGTGAGCCGATAGCTCTACGGAATACTTGACGAACTTCAATAACTTCGTCAGGTAGCCTATACTCGTTTACATCCTGCAATAGTTCTAAAAATAGATAACTTTCTTCAACAGCATTGGGGCTTCGTTGACGAAATCTGTTAAGAGCACGGTCAAGAGCAGTTTCAATATGCTTTAAGTCTACTTCTACGTCAATCATGCCGTCGCCCAGCATAGTTTTAACATAGTCAAAAACTTTGTTTCTTTCTTGGGTAGAATTTGAATCAGTTGAAGCAGGATTATCTATCATTTTTAGTTCCTCAAGTATATTTAGCTGGCGATAAATATCATTATGCCACGCTTATCATTATACAAACCGGAAAAAGGTAACGATTATAAATTCATAGATCGCCAAGCTAGCGAAATGTTTCAAATCGGCGGTACCGACGTATATTTGCACAAATATCTAGGGCCTGAGATTAAAACTGACGGTACAGCTGATCAACCAGTTTATAATTCTGTAAATTTAACTAACATACAAGATTTGTTATTTCTTGAAAATAGAGATCGTAAATATGATGACGAAATTTACAGAATTAGGGGTTTATATAATGTTCAAAATATTGACTTTAATCTAAGCCAATTTGGATTATTCATTGATAATGACACATTATACCTTACAGTTCATATTAATGATTTTATTAATTATGTTGGTAGAAAACCTATTTCAGGCGATGTGTGTGAATTCCCTCATTTAAGAGACGAATTTGCTCTTAATGATTTTTCTATGGCGTTGCCTCGCTACTATGTTATTGAAGATGTTGGCCGTGCTAGTGAAGGTTTTAGTTCTACATGGTTTCCACATTTGTATAGATTAAAACTTAAAAAGATAACTGATAGCCAGCAATTTGCAGATATTTTAAATAAACCTGCATTAGATGCTAATGGAGATCCTAGCAATATGAGCTTACGAGATCTAATTAGTACTCATAATAAAGAAATAGAAATTAACAATCAAATTGTTGCTCAGGCTGAAGCAGATGCACCAAAAAGCGGTTATGAAACTCGACAATTTTATACTCTTGCTGTTGACCCGGATACAGGAAAAACTAGATTAGAAACTGCCGATGATATTGAAGTATTAGCTAGTAATGTATCATCGTATAGGACAAGCGAAACTGCTGCTAGGCCGGTAAGGACAGGTTATACAGGCTATTTGATAGGCGACGGTTTTCCCGATAATGGTTATGATTTTGGATTTGGAATACAATTTCCTGCGTTGCCTGCTAAAGACGATTTTTTCTTACGCACAGATTTCCTTCCCAGCAGATTATTTAGATTTGACGGAAATACTTGGATTAAAGTTGAAGATGCTGTCCGTATGAATATGACTAACAATGATAGTAGACAAACATTGAAAACTGGATTTATTAACAATAATCAATGGATGTATACGGATCAAGTTGGAATTGACAGCATGAATCTAGTCGGTGGTGACACAATTCTAAACACAAACATTGATTATGTTTCTGCACTATATGTTGTACTAAAATTAGATAGTGTAATTATTGATTATGTAGTAGCTGATTTTACAAATCTAATCTCAAATCATAACGGAAAAGTAAGAATTACATTACCAGTTGTTGATTCAGTACAACAAGCTATTCCAGTTGACGGGTTGTGGACTGTAAGATTATGTAATAGTAGAGAAGCTCAACGACAAAGCCTAAGTAAGGCTCTTAGACCAAAGGCGGATTTGTAATGCAGTGGTTTTATGACGGACAAATTAGACGATATATTACACAAACTATTCGTGTGTTAAGCAATTTTGCTGTAAAATATGGTGACGGAACTTTGGTTAGAGTTCCGGTCTTGTACGGTGATCCGGACCGACAAGCCGCTAGCATTATAAGAGAAAATTCAGAAAATAAAATTAATGCAGTTCCAAGAATTGCAGTTTACATAACCGGTCTTGAGCTAGATAAAAATCGATTAAGCGATGCCACTTACGTAGATAGAAAACATTTTAGAGAAAGAGATATTAATGGTACAACCTATACTACAAATCAAGGTAAAAACTATACTGTAGAAAGGTTAATGCCAACACCGTTTAAGCTAACTATGAAGGCAGATATTTGGACTGCTAATACTGATCAAAAATTGCAAGTGTTAGAACAAATTTTAGTGCTGTTTAATCCTAGCCTTGAATTACAAACAACTGACAATTATATAGATTGGACCAGTTTAACAGTACTAGATTTAACTGCTGTAAATTGGTCGAGCAAAAACGTTCCAGTTGGTAACGATACCCCTATTGATCTAGCTACTTTAACTTTTGAAACTCCAGTTTGGATAAGTCCTCCTGTAAAAGTTAAACATTTAGGAGTTATTACAAATATAATATCATCTATATATAAAGGATCGACTTCTAATCCAATTGGATATATTGACGGCTTAGGATCGGATCCGGCTGGAGAACCTACAATAGAATTTGCTGAAAAATTAGCCGAAATTAATACAAGCATTTTAAATGCTAAAATTGTTGTACATAACTCCCAAGTACATTTATTATCTAGTCAACAACCTGTTACAAATAATACGTTAATTACTGATATTCCAGATTCTTATGAGTCTCAAATTAAATGGGATGAGTTATTTGAACAATATCCTAACAAATATATTGCAGGATCAAGCATGATGTATTTGCAACAACCTAATGGAACAAGTATAGTTGGTACTATTGCTATCGATGCAGTTGACCCTTATATTTTGCACATCAATTATGATGCTGATACTTTAGTTGGTAACTATTCTATAAATTCTGAAGGAGTAATTTTAGAACTCAATCATATAAATTATAATTTAGGGTCTAATTATAGATCTAATAGTCCAGGCACGTTTGATGCTATAATAGATCCAACACAAACAGGCCCAAGCGACTCTAAATTATATAATCAATACGGTGTTTTACAAGCAGGTAGAAGATATTTGGTTATTGAAGATATTGGATCAGAACAAAACGGTGACGGTGCCGATGCTTGGAAAGGATTAGATAATAGTGATTTGATTGCTAAGGCTAATGATATAATTGAATGGGATGGTACTAGGTGGAATGTAATTTTTAACGCTAGCCAACATCGAGAGCAGATGATCTGGCAAACAAATATATACACAGGAATTCAATACCTCTGGAACGGTGTTCAGTGGATGAAGAGCTTTGAAGGTGAATATGGGCCGGGACAATGGAGACTAGTATTGTAAAAGAACAAATTATATGTAGTGGTGCTTTATTCTATTCTTTGAATACAGGTAGAATTTTACTGCTACAAAAACATCACGGTAAACATAATGGCACATGGAGCCTAGTAGGCGGAACTGCTAACCCTGATGAAACACCGTGGCAAAGTCTGCAAAGAGAGATAACAGAAGAGATAGGATTTAATCCAGTTATTTTAAAAACAATCCCAATAGAAACTTTTGTTAGCAACGATAAAGTATTTAATTTTCACACATACTTGTGTGTTGTACAAGATGAGTTCCTTCCAATTCTAAGTGACGAGCATTGCGGCTGGGCATGGTCTACTATTGATAAAACACCAAAGCCCCTTCATCAGGGGCTTCGAAATAGTTTTTCTAGCAAAATTATTAGAACAAAGTTACAAACAATTTTTAGTTTATTATCTTTAATATAAGGCTTGCCAGGTCAATCCGTCATAAAACACAGGATACGGTGATGTTGTTAGTTTACTTGCAGGATTCCAATTAGTACGATCTGCAATAGCAAACATACCTACTTCAGGATTAATTGGTTCGCTAGTTGACAAGGATAAAGTTAAAATTTTATCCATAGTTATATTGCCGCCGATACCAACTCCGCCTGCAACTACTAATGCTCCAGTTACCTTAGTTCCAGATTGTTTAGTGCTTAGAATTGAAACTGTACCATCATTTCCTGCATCAAAAACAATCTGGCCGCCAGACTGGACTTGCAATTTATAGTTACCGTTACTGACTTTTAAAATTTTTGACATTCTTTACCTTATTAAAGAAATGTTATTAAGCATTTTCAATTTGTACAACAGTAGCAGTTCCCGAATCAAATGTCCATGGTGCCGCTGTGCCGTCTAATGCTCCGTCACCTGTCTTTGTTGCTAATGTTGCTTTATGTGCTGTTAATTTAGTAACAAAGTAAGTGCCACCTGTAGCAGTAGCAACAAGATATGCTTCTCCTGTTTCAGGTGTAGCGTCTGTACCTAATTCAACAATTCCAACAGTTGTGCCGTCTGTTACTTTGTAACGACGAGTTGAAACTTGACGAATAACGTCAACTGGGCCAGCACCGTTGCCTACGTTAGCATACATGATGATTGCGTTTTCTTGATTAGTTACAGAACCAACTGCACCAGTGTCAGTTCCCATTGTAACTGTTTGTGCGCTTGGCATTGTTCCGCCGTTTACTGCACTCCATGATAAAGCAGGAGTTACGGTATAACCAGAACCTTGTTGCGTAACTGCAATACTCTTAACACGGAACGTAACTGTTGCTTGTGCATTAGTTCCGCCAGCACCATAGATGGCCCAAGTAGTAATACCTGTACCGCTAATGCTAGTAAATTCACCGCGACTTGTAATATTGATAGCAGATACGTTACCTGTACCGTTTGTGTTAATTGTAAGAACTGGGACAACACTTGCTTGTGTATACAAACCATTTAAGCTAGTAACAGCAGCATTAGTTTGGTTAATTGTATAACCAGTATTAGTACCACCAACAGTAATAGCCGCAATTTCCCAAGTAACTGCTAAGGTTGCTGTTACACCACCTGGTAATAGCGGCGCCGCAACATTTAGGGCTGGAAATGTTGGATAAGTGTTGTTGATCTGAATAGCGCCGACTGTACCGTTGCTAACACTGGCTAAAAATCCGCCACCAATGCGATCATCAGAATAGTTTTGACTGTTTGATAAATTACCGGTGACTTGATTACCGTTGGTACCGATATTACGGTTACCAAAATATTTTTTGTTTAATGGGCGTCCCATAATCTTTTCCTTTATTTGTTAATTACGGTTTAATAACCGCCTGTTGCTGTATTATAAGCAAGTGTTAATTCACTACCTGAGAACTTAGCGCCATTTGCACCGTGTGCATAAATTTGTGCTTTACATCCACCTGTATGTTCACTAAACCAAACTCTAACTGGGTACCACTGACCTGCTGTTAGTGTTACTGAGTTAGCACCGTATACGCCAGCTGTGGCTGCATCGCTTGGCATATTTTTGTTATTGTTACCTAACAAACGTGATGCGTTTGTTGGAGTTGCTGTTGCGGCCGAGCCAATCCACATTGCGATGTGGTCGTCTGATTCAGCATAGAAGTTGTAGTTCTGTGTTGTTGGAACTTGGATATAACCTTTCCATTCCATACTAAAGTTATGCTCACCTAAACCAGAACCGTCGGTTTGTTGTCCCCAACTTACATAGGTATCTGCAATAGATTTGATTGCTGTTGCTGTTCCAAAGAAACTATAATTCCATGTTGCTGGAAGTGAGTTACTTGCGGCAGAAAAGTTGCCGTCATATTTGGTTCTCCACAATCCTGAAGCAGAGTTAGATACTGTAGCAACGTTGCCACCTGGATTATATGGTGTGCCAATGTTTGCGTAAGTAATGCCTGACAAGCCTGTGGCGCCTAATTTATAAGGTGTATCGCCAGATCCTGGAACTGGATAATCTCCATTAATATCGTCGCCTTCTAAATCAGTAGCACTTGCCATAGCGGCATTAGTACCAGCTTCTTCAACTTGCCAGTAGCCGTCTGATGTGCTTGTGCTAAAGTTCCATGGAAAACTTTGTAGTATTCCATCATAAATTACACTAATACGATGACGTGTAATTTTAACAGCTTGTTGAACTGTACCATCATCATACTTAAATGTGATAGTCATTTCTCCTGCAGATAATGCCGCACTAGCTTTATCTACTAGATAACAAACTGCGGTGTTGCCGTCTGCATCTTTACATTTGAATCTCTTAGATCCTGTTTGTTCTACAATATAACCTTTGACACTAGCAGTACCGTTGTGAAATTGTACTTTAATGTTATTATTTGCATTGGCGCCAAACAATTGCTGGCGACTGAGGGGTCTTCCCATTTATTTTCTCCTTAATTTGACGTTCTAGGTCATACGCAGCGGGTTACTGCATAAATTTGCTGATTAAGCAAACTTTGACATTGTATTTATTATTTAACCAAACAAAAAGGCTTCCGAAGAAGCCTTTTCTTATTGTAACAAACCTTAGGTTTGAATTAGCTAAACTTAACGTTAGAAGCTGTGATAGCAACTAAACCTAAGTAGTCAGCGGCATTACCTAATGAGCTTGCTGTATTGCTTAGTTCAACATAACCATAACGTGTCATGAATGATACGACTGGTTCAAATGTTGATGGATCTAGAACAACACCACTGCTCATCAATGGAATGTATGGGCAATAGAATGCAGGTGCATCAGACTCTGAACCACCTTTGTAACCAATTAGCACAGAAGCTGTATCTTGTGCGTAGCTGTTTACATACACTTTCATTGCATTATTCAATGTACCAACAAACTTGGTGTTTGTAGGAGCTTCGAATGTACCTTCTGTTGTACGAGCAAACGCACTTGTTGTAGCACTTTGTAGGATTGTCAATGCAAATGGACTTACCACTGCATAGTTACCTGCGCCACGACGTGTACGCTGAGCGATCAAGTTACTTACACGGTTGATTTGAACAGCTAAAGCAGCGTGTTCGTCACCAACGAATGTAGCTGTACCTGAAACGGCAGCTTGGTCATAAGTTTGTGTAGCTGTACCAGCTAAACTTGTTAAACTAGCGATAATTTCTTGGTCGATTTCAGCTGTGATTTCTTGAGCTAAAGCAGCCATTACTTCTGCTTCGACGTCAATACCTTGTTGAGCTTGTGCGTCTTGAGCAGCTTCAAATGTCCAACGAGCACTTAACTTACGAGTCTTAGCCTCGACAGTTTGCTTGAGGATTTGGATGCTTAATCTGTTACCAGCTTGTCCTTCTAGGGTAGCTGTTGAAGCTGCCTTAGCTGGGCCACCACCACCAATACCGCTTTCGCCTGCTGCATTACCAGAATAGCTACTAGCAATTTTGAATGGGCTTAATGCCTCTTCACCTGCTAATACGCCAGCATTTGATGATGTGTCTGCATAACGTACACGTAATGTGTGGATTTGACCGACTGGGCCAGTCATTGGTTGTACACCGACTAATTCGTTAGCGATAACGGTTGGCATAACGCGACGGATCACTGGAAGGATCACGCGATTTAATGTTGCAACGTTGCCGGCAGAAGTAGCACCAGCAGTTGGGGATTCAATAAGATACTTACGAGTATTCTCAAGTGTAACTCCCATTACTGATTTCTTTGTGCCTTGTAAGCCTTCTAATAGGGCTTCTTTAGTTTCTGCCCAACGTCCTGTGAGTAGTTCTGACATTTAAATTTCTCCTTAAATTTTTAGTCCAGCGAGTTTACGTATATCTACGATATTTGTATCTTCCTCACTGCTACGGTTGGTGTTGGAAATTTGCTTATTTCCTGTAACTTCTTTTGCCTCTACTAGTGCCTGTTTCTTCTGCTGTGTTTTGCCATTTAAGACTGCTGGAAGATACTTGTCAAAACTTTCGTTTAATTTAGTAGTCTTCACACTTTCCATTAATTCACTCATAATCTCGCGTTGCTCTTTGTTTAGAGGAGCAAGCAATTCACCCATAATTTCTTTACGGGTTTGAGATTCTTTTAAATCAACGATTTCTGCTTGTTTACTTTCTAAGATTTGTTCAGCTTTCACAACAGCTTTCGCTGCTTCTTGAATTGCTAAATCTTTCATGTCTATGACCTTGAGTAATTTTGCAGTTTCTGATTTTTCGTTTAAGTAGCTGGTCTGATATTCGGCAGCAAAAGCCTCGAATAATTTACGACCAAAATCTGCTCTACGAGCTGCTTCAATGTCTTCTTTGAGTGATGTGATTTCAGAACGTAGGTTCGTATCCACAACACTTTCAACCATTTTAGCGGCACGTTGAACAAATGCTTCTTTAACTTTTTGTATTTCTTTACGGCCTTCACGGATCAAGCGAACTTTTGTTTCTGCTAAATCCTGTTTGTCTTTGAAAAACTCTGTAATTTCTTGAGCTAGAGCTTCTACGACGAATTCTTCTAATTTACCAAATTTATTAGCCATTGTAACTTGATCTTCGTGTAATTCACGAACCTCAGCTACTAATTGTCGCTTGACAAATTCATTCATTAAACCTGCATTTTGTTTCATCGCTCTTGCGTATTTGACTTTCATCTCAGCAAGTTGGCGACGGTCATCTGCAAATTCAACTAATTCAGCACTTAGTTGTTCAGCGAGCATACGATCTACTGCTTCAACCATTGCTGATTTGTCATGTTCATACTTTTGTGCAAATTCTTCGCGTAGAGATTGAGCTACTTGTTCGCGGTTTTCAGCAATGCGCTGTTCCCAAGCTGCTTCAATTGACTCTTTGATCTCTTCAGAAATCACATTATTTTCAAAAAGCGTTTTAAGTGCATCCAACATGTGATTCTCCTTGTTATTGGAGTTTGCCTATTATATTCAATAGGCTCTCTTTGAGATATTTTTGTGCTTTAGGGTCGCCCTTCACCTCTTGCGCTATACGCAAGGCATTGAATCCACCACGACTGTTCATCAGGTGTTCATAAATTGGTGTAGGATACGCTCCAGGAGCACTAGGTTGAGCTACCATATCTACTGTGATAATCTCAAAATCTGAAACTTCACCGGAACCGTCATCTCTGACGTTACCGGATCCGCGTGAGCTAACACCTAGTTTTACACCAGATTCTAGCATCGTACGAATTAATTGCCCCATAGGGGTGGGAAGTATTTTCAACTTCCCATAACCATTTGGACCATCCATCCACATGTTTACTATCATGTGCGATACACGGTCTAGGTTAATTTTTAGATCATCAGGATGATCTACTTCTCCGAGAACTGAATAGCCGTTTTGAATCTGATCGTTAAGGGTTTTGACAGCCTTGCCAATCTCTTGCACAGGATAAACACGCTGGTTAGCGTTTTTTATACCGCCCTGGATACAAATCCCGGACATGTATAAGTTTTTTCCTTCTTTGTCATCAGATTCAACGACCATTTTGGCTTCGTTGAAACTGAGATTCTCTCGGAGGTATAGTGACATATTATCTATGTACTCTTATTATTTGGCACGCTTTGGAGCACCGTTGAGCATACTGTTTTTGTTATCAGCTTTCTCGCTTGCGCCTTTCTTTTCTGCGCCATGGCCAGCTGGCACTCTTGTTGAAAATGCTTTGCCGGCTTTGCCTGGAACTGTATTAATGTTACCAGTATTCATATCTTTTGGTGTAGGAGCAGATAAGCCGCCTTTTGTACCGCCGCTAGTTGTGCTAAAAGACTTAGTCATGTTAGCAGTTGTACCGCCCATATCATTCTTACCAGCAACTGCTGACTTGTTGTTTACACCGTCGTCACCCATTTTTGCAGGAGCAACTTTTACCAAGTTCTTATACTCCATCATAGGCATCATTTCTTCGTCTGCTTCTAATTCAGAATCTAAATCACCCATCATGTCGTCTCCGCCCATGTCGTCTCCGCCCATGTCATCCATGCCGCCCATGTGGTCTTCGCCTTCTTCACCAGCTAATAATTGTTCAAATTCTGCTTTTAGGTCTTCTAAGGCATCTTCAAGGTCCATAACGCGATCTTCTAGATCTTCGTCGCCGCCTTCGTCTTCACCGCCAAATTCGTCTTCTTCACCTTCTTCGTCGTCGGCGAAAGGATCATCACCTTCTTCGTCGTCTGCAGGTTCTTCGTCGTCTGCAGATTCTTCGTCGTCTGCAGATTCTTCTTCCTCACCTGCAGATTCTTCTTGTTCTTCTTCTTCTTCTCCTTCTTCCGAGAAGTCTTCAGCTAATAATTCTTCGTAGATTTCACGAGATTTTGCTACTACGATATTGTGAAAAATCTCTTTTGCTGTTTCTTGATCTTCATTGATCAAAGCTTCAAGCATTGCTTCAAATTGAGCGCGATCAGTCATGTTCATATTCTCCTGTGATGGTTATACAAGGCTGTAGTATATTTACATTTTTGCTGTAAAAATGCGTAGTTATACCTATAAAACGATCAGTTTTAAGGTATTTTTACCTTATTTAGGTGCTGCCGGTGGCGCTGCGTACATAGAGTGTATAAATTCTAGCTCGCTTTCTTGTTCAAGAATATGCGCCTCGGTACTTTTTCTTATTTCATTTATTTGTTTAAGCGTTAATCTAGTCTTCCTAGTATCCGTAGAATAAATTTGAGATTGGTCGTTTTTAGGCTCATAGCGTAAATCATTTGCCATGTGCCTAGTGTTAGGATCAATATAAAATAATTCTCTTAAAATCATAACACTATTTATACAGGACCGGCTGGGCCAGCGGGCGGTGGAGCAGCTCCTCCAACTGGGCTAGCAGCCCCAGGTTCGGTACCAGGTTCTCCTACAAGATCTTGGGGGGCAGATAAGTCACCTACTGCTCCTAAATCTCCTTCAATACCGCTAGCACTTAAACCTGCTGAACGTAATTCACCGGCTGCATCAGTGCTTGTAGGCTGTCCTTTGCCGTTTTCTTCGGCCCATAGACGTTCGTTTTCTGCTATTTCTTCTTCGGATAAATTTAAAAAACGTTTAAGAGCAAAACGTTTGCTTACAAAAGGAATTGCTGAAATAGTATTAAATGTATTAATTCTTTCAGCATCTATAGTTGCTTGTCGGCTTGATGCAAAGTTTAATGGCGGATTAAAACTTAGTTCAAATAAATTATTGTCAATATTTAGGCCCCTAGTGTTAAGATATAATTTAAATTCTTCATCAAATACACTAGTAATTAGACTTTGCAAACGTTCACAATACTTGTTAAAACGTAGTTCTTGTATGTAAGCAGTGCCTACACGACCGTCATTAAATGTAGCTTGACTATCTTCTTGTCCGGTTGGCAAATAGCTACTTGGAATACGTAATCCACGGAATAATTTATTGGTAAAATAACGCAAATCATCAATTTCGCCAATATTCTTACCACCTTCTAGCATTGTGACGTCTGATCCTTTGCCGTCTGCTGTTTTAGGGAAGAAATAATCTTCGTTAATGCTTAGAGGGTTATATGCAGAGTCTATAACGTTCTGTCCACCACCTGTTTGTGACGGAATACGGCGCTGATGTATTTCATTTTTAACACGTTCAACAAATGCCATAGCCATATGACTTGGCATATTACCTACGTCAATATGGAATACACGACGTTCCGGAGCACGTTGAATGCGATAGATTAAGATAGCATCTTCAAGCAATTCTTTTTGCTTATAAACTTTAAAAACGTTTTCTAATAGGCTATTACCAAATGGAAAGTTTTGATCTAAGCCTTCTGATAATGACAAATGAACAATATGTTCAGATTCAATGGCACTTTCTTTTTGGTTTAGTCCGAATCTTGAACCGCTAGAAGATCCGTAGCCACCTGACGTTCCTTTTGCTGATGCTCCTTGGGACATATATCCAGTTGCAGGTGTAATTCCGCCGCCGCTTTGTCTAGGATTTATATTTGGTGTTATTTGTGTTGCAACTAAACTTTCAAAATTAGGTGCTAGATCTTTAATAACATACTGCTCGGGTTTTTTTCCTTCTGATTCATTTACAATAATTTTTACAATTTGACTAGGATCAATGTAATTCCATTTGTAATTTTCTGGATCACGAATAAAGAACGCATCACCGTACTTGAAAACATTACGAACTATACGGAAAATACGTGTGTCAAATTTTTGTAATCTGTTCCATTGAGACAGATATTCACCTAATATTTTTACTTCGGCATTAGTAGCTTTACTACGCCATTTTAGGTTAAAAGGGCTTTTTCCATCTTTAATTTTTTGAGTGGTAAATTCAGCTAGTATATCTAGCGCCGCATTAACTTCTGGATCACTGTCCATTACTTCGTATTGCATGTAACGGTCAATTCTGTTAGGACTACCGGTGTAAACATCGGGCAAATAACTTGAATAGTTTGTTTTAGCTGGGCCGGCTTTATTATTAGAATTTGACCCACTAATTGGGCTTAAATTCCCTCCGTTTACCTCAACTGGTGTAAAATATTTTTTCCAAGTCATTTATAATTCCTTACAAAGGTAACAATCTATTAGCGTTACCTGTTTTTCTAGCAATTTTTTCAGAGACACTAACAGATTCTTTGCTAGTAGATACAAGTTCTCCTACCATCTTATTTAATGTATGTATAGCTTCAAGTAGATCTTTTGTAGTAGCTTCATCAACCCTTCCGCCTACAGGCGCTGGCGCCGATGGGCTAGCAGTTGGCATAGGTGGCAATGGGGGCATTTGTATCTTTTTCATTTGCTCGCCCATTGCACTTAATTGGGCAGACATATCAAAGGAAGGTAGTTTAACATTTGCCATACCTGAAGCCATATCGTTCATCATAGGGCCCATTTGCTTCTGCATGTCGTTTATAAATTCGCCAATTTTAGCTTGCGGAACAACAGCTTCTTTACCGTGTAACATGCTTAAGCCGCCGGCACCAAAGTCTCCTCCAAACCAATTGCCAAATGTATCTTTTGATCCGTCAGCTTGTGATGGAATTCCCTTGCCAGTATTTAAATTTGTCGCATTAATATTAGTTGTTGTTATATTACTTAACCCCATATCATTAGCAGTAGCAGACGGATTCTGTACCTTAGGAGTATTTTTCCAACCTGTTTTGTTTTGTATGTCAGTTGTTGCCTCATCTATTGCTTTGTAAATAACATCAACATTTTTTTCTGCATCTGCCATTTTACCAACATTTAAACCGTCTATAGCAGTATTGAGTTTGTTAAATCTACCTTCAGTGCCATCAACTGTTTGAATTAATTTTGGAAATCCAACGGCACTTATTTGTGCGGCAGTATCTTTTAGAGCTATATTAACATTATTAATTGTAGTGGCTGCTTGTGAACCTGGTTCTGTAATTGGTTTACCTTGAGCATCTCTTAACAGTCTTGCATTAGCCGCTTCGTCTTGTGATTTTTTAAGGAGAGTTGCTGTATCAACAGGGCCACCTTTTGCTGCTTCCTCTCTACGTTTAGCTTCAAGAGCAGTAGCTTCGACATTTTCTTTCATCATTTGTCGAGCAGCATCTGCTTGCGGACCAACTCCGTATTGTACAAGATCTAAGAACGCTTGTGATCTCATATAATCACTAGTTGCAGCTTTGGCTTTTATCATTGCCGCTGCCGCTTCTTCTTTTTGTGCTGATGTTGTTGCATTTTTTTGTAATAAAATAGCTTTTTCTAAATCAACACCGGCTGGGCCAAGTGCTGCCATCTTTATCGAACCTTCTTTTGTTCTTACTCCGCCTGTAAAAATTTCATCTGCTAAATCGCCGACACCTTTGCCAAGACCTTGCATACCTGCTTGCAATGCTTTATATCTAAGCATGCCATCTTCGCCCATGCGCATAACTGCTGCCTGTACAACTACATTTTCGCCTCTAGCTTGAATTTCTTGTAATTGTGCTTCTCTGCTTTTGCCAGTTAATCTAGTAGTATTATCAATTTGAGTAGCAAATTCTTCGGTTGCCTTAAGAGCCATCCCCATAGAATCTCTATTTTGTAAATTTAAATTTCGTTGGTTTGCTAAATTAGCAAGCCCAAATTCTGCAATTTCTTTTTCAGAATATCCTCTTTGTCTTAATGTTCGTCCAATATCGCCTTCTTGCAGTTCTTTTTCAAATGTTAAAAATGCTGTTTGCCCACGATTAACATTTCCTCCTAAACCGTTAAGTGCTATTGAATTTTTTGCAACCATTTGGTTGTATTCTTCTTGAGTAAGCCTAGCACCTTTAACTAAGTTATCATATTGAACTAAATTATTATTAAAATTAGCACCACTTTTTGCTGACTGATTTAAATTATCATTGGTACTAATAATTGCCTGGCCACCTTTTTGAAACGCATCTGTAATTCCACTAACAGCAGGTCCTAATACAGGAATAGTTTTAACTACATCTGCCACAGAATTTAAAGCTATTCCTGCATTTGTAGATCCCTGCCATAATCCAAAAACAGCTCCGGCGGCTGATGATACAGCGCCATTAAATGCACTTAATCCAGGAATAAGGTTAGCAAAACTAAAGCCACCACTACCACCACCACTTGTGCTGCCACTAGGAGTAGGATTTCTCTGGCTTTGACTTATGACACTTTTTAATAAATTATTATTTTCTTCTAATAGATCTTCTACCGTTTTAGGCATAAAATTTTCCCTAAAAAATGCGCATATAAATATGGTATCTATTATTTATCGGAGTTAGCATGGCTGGAAATCCATTACAACAATACTTTAGACAACCTAAAATCTATATTAAACTACCTACTAGCGGCATTTACAGCCCACCAGGAACTGTTCAAGGAGATATCAACAATTTACCTGTATATGGTATGAGTGGAATGGATGAAATTATTATGAAAACTCCTGATGCTCTGCTATCTGGCGAAAGCGTAGTAAAAATCATACAAAGTTGCTGTCCATCTATTACTAATGCATGGGCACTTAGCTCACTAGATACAGAAATGATCTTAACTGCTATAAGAATAGCTACATACGGAAATAAATCTAATGTCGATCATACTTGTCCTAAATGCAATACAGAAAATAGTTATGATATTGATTTAGGTTTTATTATTGAACATTTTGCCAAAGCTGAATATCAAAATAAGCTAGTACTAAAAGATTTTATAATAAAAACACAACCTTTAAACTATAAAGTTAATACAGAGTTTGGCTTACGTAATTTTAGGGTACAACAACAGCTAAGACAAGTACCTGATATTGAAGATGAAGAAAAGCAAAAAGAATTGGTAGCAGGACTATTTGAAGAACTGGCTAAAATTCAAGTTGATATTTTTACAGAAATGATAGACTCTGTTGAATTTAATAATACAATAGTTAATCAAAAACCTTACATTAAAGAATGGTTGGAAAACTGTGATAAAGATATATATGATGCATTAAAAGAACAAATTACAGAAAATAAAACAGCTTGGGAAGTGCCGGTTGTTAAGGTAAAATGTGAAGAATGCGACAGTGAAAATTCAATCAAGATGGATATGGATTATTCTAATTTTTTCGCCAACGCCTAATTAGAATGACCTCTGAAGAGATCTCAGAATATCTAATTGGGCTTGAAGAAGAAATATCCAGATTTAAAAAAGATCTAGCACAGTTAAGTTGGTATATGCGCGGAGGCGTTACTTATGAACAACTACTGCATACCTACAGTTATGATGATAGAGAAGCAATGTATAAAGTTATCAAAGATAATATTGAACTAACAAAAACTTCAGGAATGCCGCTAGTTTAATTATTTGTTGTAGTACTTGCTAGTATCTACAGGCACATATCTTAATCTATT